TTTTTCCATTCTCCGCAACAATGTCAATCTCATTGTCCATAGTGAAAATCATTTCCTTCATTCCGTTAAAAGGAATAGCATCCTGTGCTGATAAAATTGCAAGTGATGACTTGCCCTTTACCTTACTAATTAAATCTGCAACCAATTCTGCATCAAAATAACTTCTTGCTGTATTTAACGCCATTTTTTAATCCTCCTTAAGTACTGATACCAATCTTTTAAAACTCTCTCTTTTTGGATCTATTCCACCCTCCGAGTTCTTAAGAGGTGGAACACTCCTATTACCTTTGATAAGCTTTGCAATACTCAGTGCATCTTCAAGAATGCTTTTCTCATCCTCTCCCTGTAACCTGTTTGCAAACTCATAAGGCAAACCATTATCAAGGGCAATCTTTGTTCTTAGTTTTTCAACCTCATACGCCTTGATTTTTGAATCTACATCTTCCTTTGACAAATAATCTTTATACTTCTCTGCTACCTGTTCAGGTGACATATAGTCTTTATACTTCTCAACCACCTCCTTTTCCGACAAGTACCCCTTATATTTCTTTTCCACCTGCTCAGGTGACATGTAAGTTTCATACTCTTTTCTTACTTCTTCCTGTGCAAGTCTGATAGGCTCTTTTATCGCCTCATCAAACGCCTCTTTTGTTTCAATTGCCTTAAACTCCATCTTTCTTCCTTTCCACAAAGTGTTGCAATCTATAACTAAAAAAGACAAGCTTTTGCCTGTCTTAATAGCTCACTGCCCTTCTTTTCTTTTTTTCCTTTGATTGCCTACATGACCAATGTGCAAGAATTGCACTCTCTAAAAGTGCAATCTCTATACCTTCTTTATTAGCCTTATATCCAAAACCCCCATTAGATCCGATTGCTCTCTTCTCACAGTTAGTAGCAGCTTGAACCATTGAAGGCTGTCCCAAATGACAAATGCTTTGACTCTCTAAAGCCTGTTCAAACAATGTATGTAGTGCAATTATATCCGCTGTCTTCGGTAGTACCGGCTTAATTCTTACTTTTGCATCTTTTAATGCATTGACAAGTAAAGCTTTTCCATTATCACCGTCAATAGTTATTGACTCAGCTTTAACTGTTTTTATCCATGCTACAATCCAATCAACGCCTGCTCTTATCGGCCTACAATCAATACCATCAATTAACACCTTATCATCCTTAGTCTTTACAGCTACAGATACAGCAACATTTAATCCATCATGTCCGAATTTAACCCCCACATGTATTCCACCAACCAACAAAGACTCCTTAAAATCTGACACCATCATTGCATTCCACTCTGTAAGCGTAATTGCCGACTTCTGATTATACTTTATCCATAGTCCTAATCTCTGAATATTAAAGTCAATCTCATCCGGTCCGATTTCTGCTCTTATCTTTCTTTCTGTTAGTATTGTTCCAAGTGACGGATTTGTCAGGTACCAAGCCTCAACTTCATTCTGGTCTGTCATTTCATCAACTGCCCACTCAGCCCATCCTGAATCTTGATTTTGTCCCTGTAAAGTCTTGTCTCTATATTTTAAAAAAACAGTTCCGGCTGAAACTGCTGTTGGTGGCGTTCCCAAGTAAATAATTTGCGGATTCAAAGAATCTGACACAACATATTTTAAGGCCGTATCCTGATCATCTGTATATTCCTGCGCCTCATCAATTACCACTAAGTCAAATCCCTCACCCAATCCACCTTTACTTGACCTGGTTCTGTAATGTATAACACCTTTTTTGTCACCCTTAAGCATTTCAATCTTCTCAAGACCAAACTGCTTAGTTGTTTTATAATCCTCTTTTTCTTTGTATCCTGCTGCCGCTAAAAGCATACAAGTCTTTTCCCAGGAAGAATGAGATGTAGTTGTTCTATGAGCTGTATGAAGTATTCTCTCTCCACTAATAAGCCCCCACAATTCTCTTATATAAACAACTTCCGTCTTTCCGTTTCTTCTCGGTAGTGAATACCCATATTTAGTATGTGTCCATAGTCCATCTTTATTAAATGCCATAATGTCACATACCAACCTAACTTGCCACTCCTGTGCAACTCTACCGGTTTTATTATAAATCTCTACTGCATCATTGCCTTTTGTCTCCTCATAATCTGAAACAACGGACTGCGTAGGTATTTGATTTCCTATCCGTTGTTGCATGCTTATCTACTCCTATTCTTTATCCTGTCATCTATCTTTTAGTATGAACATTCTTTGCCTTACCTCTTGTAGGTATATATTGTACCTGACATCTGCAATTTGAATGTCTTCTAAAAACATCATTACCTGTATCTTTTACATCTTCATAGTCATATAGTCCAACGATTTTTTGACACCACTCACAGCATTTTCCAACTGATACCCTTTTAATTTTAGGTGCAAGGCCTGCCTCACTATGAAAGTCTGCATTAACCTTAACGGCCTTATCAACTGCTGCCATAGATAAGTTTTCAACATGCTCCATAAAAGCAATACTCTTATCAAGATAACTCTTTGCATTAACAACTTCTACCACTATTCCTTCCGCTTTTCTATCATCAAAAAACGGTTTTAACGGCTTTAGTCCTATTCCGGCACTATCATTTAATATTGCTTGAACCTGTTCACAAACTTCTGCTACCTTCTCATGATTATGCTTTAGTGAACCGGGTATTAAACTTTTCGCCACTTCGATAGGTACTATATCACCTATCATATTTTCCTTTAAATACTTATCAAGTATCTTTGCAATTATCTGTCCTGCTTTTGAAGAAAAAACACTTGCTTCAGCATAAGTAGCTACACCTTTTTCAATCTTATCATATATAGATTTTAAAGAACTATCTTTTATAGCCTTGTTGTATTCTTCTTTTATTTTACTGATAACATCACTCATAATACTTTCACTCAAGCTTCTTTATACCTGTTAAGTTTCTCAGATTTTTTTCACTAATATAATCCGGTACCGCCTGATTAATCTTAATCACACCATCACCAATTGCAGAAAGCATTGCACTATCCGGCTCAAATATCGGCTCCCATTCTGCCGATGTTTTATAAAATGCTTTTCTCTCGTAATTAAAATCATCTCTAAAACATGCAGATACATATCCGACATTTAAAAATCCGCTTCCAAAATTTCTCTGCGCTTTTCTTGCCAATAATCTTAAATTTTCATGTGATGCCTTTATTGCCTCTGCACTGGAAGGATTATCTGTAACAAATCCCAAGTCATCAAGTGTCAATCCTGTTTCACCTGCAAACAATGCAGCAAACATTCTCAGCTGTTCAATATGCGGTGACATGCTCTGTTGTGAGAACTGTCCCATTGTCGGGACATCTCCATCTTCATCCTTTGTAAACTCTATAAGCGAAGACATACTTGCTCTCCACTTCTCAAGGGGCTCTTGATCAGGATCAGTGCCAAGCACATACTTTTGAGGAAACGAATAAAATTCTGCCGATATCTCGGACCTCTTAATTGTTCTCAATGCCGAACCTACAATACTCATGCAAGCCCTACTGATTCTTGAACGTCCAAACTCTCTTACTGCATCAGGTCTAAATATAATAGGCACTAATAAAGGATGCCCAGCATTATTAGTTATAATCTCCGGTTCTCTTTCACCTATCCTATATATTTCAGTTCGCCCTTCAACAAAATAAGCTTCGGTAACTGCATTTCCGTTTTTATCTTTTTCTAAGATTGCATATCCTTCTGTAAGCAATCCTGTAATGGGGTTTATACAACCTGTTGCATTAGCTCCGTCAATAACCTGCAGTCTTGGATATCCCTTATCATCTCCTGATATATATACAAAACAACAAGATGATATTAGTGCAGATAATATTGCACTATCAAAAAACACATCCGGATTGTTAAGCTTGAAAATCTCATTGATTTTAAATTCATCATCAGCAAATTCTCTGAATATCAATCTATCTGCCAGAGTATCAACTGCCTTTGCACACCACCCGATACTGCCTACCCACTCCCTTAGACTTGGAGGTGTTGATATTTGAAAATCCTTAACTTTGTTTTTCATTTCATAAAAATTATATCTTATCTTTACTCTGGTTTTCTTTAAAGCCAGCTTATTTCTAAGATATTCTATTCCATAAATTTGGCTCAATTAAGTCCTCCTTTTATTTTCAGCGAGAAATATTCCCAGTACAGGCGTGGGGTACAAAGCAGTAAGGTGTGGGGGTACTATAGCCCCCTATCCTTTATACTTTGACCAGTCAATTGTCTGCGGTAAAACTCTATTGCTTATAATCTCATCTACCTTAGCCACCGGCTTATCTGATTTTTCTTTAAGAATCTTATCGCTTTTCTCCCTGTTACAACACATATGTGCAAGTTGCAAATTGTCAATATCTGACGGATGTCCACCCTTGCTTACAGGTATAATATGGTCTATACACTTACTCATAGGGTTTGGCCACCTAAGACTCATGTCAACCGGCTTACCGCATATACCGCATATTGTTCGTGTTGCATATATCTTTCTCTTGTTCTTCTCAAACGCACCTCTATGCGTTCCGTCCTTGTCAGGTCTATTCCTTGCCGGCATTTAACACTCCTTATAACTTTAAAGGGCACCCCAATTTCTTGAGGTGCCCTTTAGGAGAAACACATGTCATTTCAATTCACAGCCCTTGGCCTGTGAATCTTATGATATCAATATATCACGTTTTTAACTTTATGAGTGACCCTCTTTTTTAAATCATTAGATTTTCTTTTTTCTTTGATAGCAAATAATAAAATCTTCTACGAGTTTCATAGTATTTTC